AAATTGGCGCTTCCATTACTCTGGTAAACAGTTTCACCAACTGAGAAAGGAATAGTATTTGTAGAATCGATTCTCAATTTAGCCAAATTGTAATTTGTATCAGATATAAAAAGCAATTCATTTGGAGTAAAAGAACCAATAAGATTATTGTACTGCATATTTTCTTCATCAAACATTGTATATACTGCAGTACCAGAACCACCACTGACAGTAAAATCAGCTGTGTAAATTGTAAATTTAATATCTTCAGATTGAATTGCTGTAAATTGTATATCGTTCGAAGATAAGAAAAGTGTTCCTGTATCATTATTTGTAGTAATTGGGGTGTTTAATGATACATCGGTCTTACCCAATTCTGCTGTCCAAACAGTATAATCAGGGTTACCACCAATCGGAATAATAACGAATGCATATGATGTTTGTGATTTTAAGAATATTGGAGTATCAAATTCAAATCTTGTAGGGACTGTGGCATCAGCAGATGCTGTAATAATTTTACTGCCAGCTGATATGGTCGTTGATGTGCCATTCTTAAGATATGTAATATCAGAAGCATACGTATCTGATATTTGTAACACTTTTTGGCCGTTCGGTAAACGATCAGTTGTTGGGTTACCATTATCAGTGGTTCTGATCTGCAATTCAACACCATAATTTGAGCTCACAGATGCAAAATAGATATCAACTGCAGTTAATACTACTCCATCGGTTCCACCAACGGGTTCATTAATATAGAAAGTTTGCGCAATTGGTTTAGTCATTTTTACCCCTAATTACTTCTTTGTATTTATTCTATAATCATCAAGAGTCAATTGAATTCCTTTTGACTCCCATTTATCATAATCAAAGTCATCTTCTCTAGGCCATCCAGTTACAGCGTAACCATTAACAAAGTAAGTATGACTCCCGCCAACAACAAAATTGTAGAGCTTTGTTTCTGGTGGCATATCGTATACCAATATTTCTTCTACGACTTTAGAAGAATCTACAGTCTTAAGTTCAACACCAAGTTCTAATTGATGGACTCTATCTTTATTTAATCCTTTATTGATTAAAATATCAATTTCATCGTTTTCTAGAATTACGGGATAAGAACCACCCCATTCTTTATAAATTGCATCTACCTCAAAAGAATAGAATTTTTTATCTTTAGAAACGTGAGGATGATCCCCAGCAGTATCATGTTCTGAATTGATTTTATACATCGATCTATTACCAAGCACAACATTATCTTTACCAAGAATTATATTGTGTTCGCCAAAAGCTCCTAGGACATATTCTCCTACTTTTACATCTTCAATTACTTTTACAGATCCATCTGCCATTGTTATTAAACTTCCGGCCAAGAAACAAGAACATCCGTCACAGTTATGAACAACAAATCCCTCAACAACATAAGTATGGTTACCATCAAGGGTAAGATCATAAACAACATAATCATTATCTTTTATTTCTGTGATAACATCTAAATCTTTATAAGATAGGCTGCTCATTGAAATTTCATTGTGTTCATAAATGCCCATCATTACAAATGAATCGTTCTCATTTAGAGGGGTTGTTTTGTTTTCGCCAGTTAGGTAAACTCTGACATCTAAATTGTTGTCAAAAACTCTTTGTGGATTAAATGTTTTCCAACCATTGATAGTAAGGAACAGATGGTCATCAGTGGCAAACGCAAAACCATTAAATCCTTTCATCGGTCTATCATTTACCGTTGTGGTTTTTACGTTTACAACTTTATTTATTTGACCACCATAACCGACAACTAAATCTCCGATTTCGACATCTTTAATTTTTTTCAGAGATTTATCAGCCATCAGTACAGAAGCTTCTGGATCAAAACAACATCCACATCCACCACCACCACAGTTATGGACAACAAATTCTTCAACAATATACGATTGATCGCCATCAAGATGTAAATCATGAACGACAAAGTCAGGATTAAAGATATGATCTTCAATTTCTAATTCAGAATATGGAACACTCGTTACTTTTCCATCTTTAAATAAAGTAAGAATATCTTTGTCATTAAGAGGAGTATAACGGTTTTCTCCTTCTAAGAAAACAGCATTTTCTCTGTTGTTTATAATTAATCTATCAGGTCTCCAAGTTTTCCAGCCATTATTGGTTAAGAACAGATGGTCATCGGTAGCAAAGAAATCATATCCTTTGATTTTTTTCATCATACGGTCTTGAACAGTTGTTGATTTTGTTCCTGTAACTGTATTAACATTACCTGTGGAACCTATAACTTGTTCGCCTTCTAAAATATCTGAAATCTTTTTCCAAGACCCATCAGCCATAAGAACTTTCGTATCTGGATCAAAACAACAACCACCGCCGCCATCATAACTATTTCCATCAGAAGCAGCAGGAATACTATCTCCGTAAGGATTATATGGAGGCTCTGGTGGTGCTGGAGCAGGTATAACAACAACACTAGAATTACTTGTTACTACAGTTTGAGTTATAGTCTGTTGATCTGTAACTTGTTGAACCGAAACAACAGCTTCTCTTGCATTTAATATAGAAGATCCCTTTGCTATACTTATGTTTGAACCGTAAAAATTACCTGTAGCTTTTGTTGTTATAGCATCTATACCTGTTACTGGGTTAGGAACATCATAAAGATTCATTTCTAGAGTCGTTGATCTAAAAGTATTTGGCGGAATTATTAATTGTGCATATAAATTTCCATTACTATCAACAATCAATGGATCGCCTAAATTTCCTGACGGAACATAAGAACTATTAGCTGGCCCAAGATAATGATTCACGTCTATATTGTTTATGAAACCATAGACTCTACTTCCTGGTTTTAATCCATGAGCTATCACAGTTACTGCAATAGATTTTACATAAGGTAATGTTGAAACATCTGTTACGAATGTTCCCACATTATATTGATTTGTGCTAGTAGTAACAGCAAGTTGTGTGCCAGCACGCTGTTGTTGAGTGTTAGTAGTAGTTGCTGTTTGTGTTGAGGTAGTGTTGATAATATTTCCATAAGAATCTGTAACAGAACTATAATCAGTTCCAGCTATCTTAGAATCAGTCGCTGAACTTGTTGTTTGCCAATTACCCCATTGTGTACCATATGCAGCAGAAATATTAACAAAATTAGAAGCAAGATCAATATTATTAACAACGTCTGGGCTCTTAGTAAGATCTGGTTGTGTATCCCCAGGAGGAATGAAATTTATTTCGCCAGACCAAACATATATATTACCTTCAATACAATTTCTATATTTACTTGCATAATTTTGAGAAATATATTGTGTTTCTGTATAATTTAAAAGAACAGCATTACCTTTTTTTACAGTGTTTGTGCTTAAATCTTGGCTATATTTCATAGGTCTACGGAACTGATCAAAAAATGGTCTCAATTCAGACTTAACAGTATCAATAGCTATATTATAATTTGGATCTAGAGTGTTACCTATGTCATGGCCTCTAAAAGGATCGACAAGAATACCATTTTGGAATCTGTTTTGACCTGTCGCGCTCGAGCGCACAAGAGTATTTTTGGCTTGTGTTTCTAACAAAGAGAGAGAAGTATAATATTCCAGATTATCAATTTTATTAGAAAGAACACCAATATCTTTCATGGTGTATCTTTTAATCTGAGTAATTGAATTTGTTATTGCATAATCATATCTTTTAGCATCATTGGCTTCTGGGGTTGCTAATGATGGATATGGCGGAACGGTAATAATCCCAAGAGTCATCGCCCCAGGTTGATCTACAGGAGGAATAGGAGAATTTGATGGATTACCTTCTACGATAATAAAATCACCATTTGTTTTAATCACAGCTTTATCAATTCTTGACAAATAATGTTGAATATCAGATTCAAAATTTTGATTTGGTGTAGGAAGATAAGTCCCTGAGGAAGAATGTTTAGAAGAAAGACTAAATGTTAATGTTCCTGATGGATTTGTAGTAGCAGTTGATGCAAAATTTGAAGAATTTGCCGCAGGATTTGCTGTGTTTGCCGCGAAAGGTCTAAAATCAACACAGTCTCTTAAATCAAAAATAGAACCATCAGTTGCTGTATATTGAGGAATAGCAGCAGTCTGAATTGCTGTTGTATTTGCAGTATTAGCATTGTCTATAGGATAAGAGTTTGCAGTAAAGAAACCTTTACCTGACGATTGATCATAAGTAAACACTTGCATATCAACATAAATGCGAGTATTTGCATCTAAATTAGCAGAAATAGGAGTAATCGTTGCGAGATCGTAATAATTATCTCTCTGGCCATTGTCAAATTTAAAAGCAGATGATAGATTAATACCAGAGTTAGAATATGTTCCTTCGTTTAGATAAATCGCATTAATCTTATAAACATCTGGGAAACCAAGAGAATATGGGCCATTAGTTGTAGCAGAATGACTTGCGCAATTTATTTGAACGATAACATTCTTTTTAATTTGTTTTTTGATCGCTACAGTAGAAGAACGAAGAACGTCATAATAGATCTTGGCGTTGAACGATGCAGATAAAGTCTCATTTAGAGTAAAAGTCGCAGTTGTTCCGCTAATAACAACTGATCTATTTCCTCTAGTAAAGTCGATAGGAACTCCAGCTGGGAATGCTTTTGCAAATGAGCCAGAACCTGATACTGAACCGATTGTATTCAGAGAAGTATTATTAGCAACGAATGTTACTAGGAAATTAGAGCCACCAATACTGATATAATCGCCTGGAACAAAATGAGATAGGAAAGCAGCATCAGAAGAACCAGTTACTGTGTTTCCAGATGTTGATACTGTACCAGTATAGTTAGAAGTATATCCTGATACTGTTGGGACTACTAAAAATTCTGTAGTCTGAGCAGGAGAAAGAGTGCCAGAAACATTAAAAGATTCTGTTGCAGTACCGTCAGCAGAACTTAAAGTGAAAGACATCGCTCCACCAGAAAGAGATGGAACGCCGAACGATGATGTTTTCTTATCGCGATAAACATACTGTGTGTTATTGAAACCGTTTTCTTTCAGCGCTTTCTGACCAAAAGGATAAATCATGTTGTTAAACTGGGCGCTCTGAATCTTAGAAATATTCGCATTAACAGTAGAATCATATGTCTGAATAACGTCAGCAACACCAACAACTGCAGAAGATTGATAGTTGATGATACTCTTAACAGCGCTGAAATTTTTACCTGGATTCATCTGCACATCAAATAGATATGCTGTATAGATATCTGAACCACTGCCGATATTACCAGAACTGAACATAAATCCACGAAGATATGCTGTTCCGATTCTAGTAGAGCTAGAATATCCAGTGCTTAACAAAGTGCCACTAGTAACAGCTGTTTTTGCAACGCTGTGTAATTCTACTTGGTATAATTGATCAGTATTAAATTCACCACAGAAATTATTAACATTGATATAATAACCATAATTTGCGCTAACAACAACATTTTTTACAGTATCGTAATCTGTTGATCTTCTAAGGTTTATTTTATTGTTGTTGACATATTGTACTCTATATCCTTCAACATATCCAAGACCAGCAGAAGAAACAAGATTTACATATGTAGAATTTAAAGCATCATTGGCAGCTTTTGCTTCTGTAGAGAGAACAAAAGGATAAACAACATAATTACCATTCGTTTCATATGTTCTCTGTGCAATTTGTGCACCAAGTAGAGCATATTGTGGATCATTTTTGATAGAAACGGGTTTACCGCTTTTAAAATCGCACAAAGAAAAGAAAGAAGAAGTGTTAGATATGTTATTTGCATATCTAGTTACGAGAGTAGGAATTAATTGTAAACGGTGTGCTCCTGGAGCTGCATAGTTTGGCGAACCAGCTGCGTTATCATAAAGAGAAGAATCAGCTTCTGGTGTAATGATATTTTCAGTAGCATCAAAACCAACAGAGATACCATCTGGCATATTATCATATTTTGAAACAATTAATGTCTGAGGCTGAACGCTAATAAAGAAACCTTTTTTATAGATGGTTCCGGCTGTAGTCGTAAAGGCATATCCAACGCCTGTTGAATTGGTTACAGTCGCAACAGTAAGGTTACCAACAGCCACGTTAGCCTGTGTAGTAACAACAAGATTATCGTTGTTAGAGAATGCTGTATATGTTATACCATTATTTGTTACTGAATTGATGTATTTTACATAAAGAGTGTTAAGATCAGGATCTTGTGTTATAAAACCTGCTACAGTATTATGAACGA